CATAGGTTACTCCTCCTTTATGTCTGTTTCCTGGGACATGGTCTGCATGGTCGATATGGACGTGTCTAAATATTCCCGATAATCCACATCAAACATAAAATGCAGCACTTCATCCACAATCTTCAAGTTCCTGCTCTTAATTTTAAAATTCTCCATGCCAAACATCCGTATAAGGCTCTGCCCAACTTCCCAGCATTCCCGATTAACATTCCTCCGGTCTTCCGGGAAGTAGAGTACATCCACATTGACAGTGTTTTTCATCCGGCCATTGATTCCTTTTGTAGGATTCTGGCCATAAAAGGTAATCAGAAAAGACGGACGTGTGAAGTTTTTTGGTACATCTTCTTCATATACCTTACATGGCCTGATAGATTTCAGCCCTGTATTGATATCCCAATAAAGATTACTTATCATGTCTTTTCTGCACCGCCTTTACTTCTTTTTCGAAGAGTTCCATCATGTTCCTGTCAATGTAAGTCTGCGTCTTCTCCAGGAGATGGTCGCCCTGTGAGCTTTTCACGTAACCTGTCGTATTTCCCTTTTTATCTACCGTGCGATGACCATAATTAACAAAAGAGGCATAATCCGCCGAATTGATAAGTTCACATTCCACACCGCCTCCTGATTTTATTGCGGGTGTTTTTTTCCAGCTCTTTCTATAAAATCCAGTGATAACTGGAGACATTCGCTTTGCATATGCAACCCCACCATTTACGGCCCGGCTGAGTACTCTTATATCAATCTCACTGATATCGTTCAACATTGACCTCAGTTCCTTCCGAAACTGGTCAATGGATTTACTGTTTTCAGTATAGTTACTCATACATCCTCATCCCTCTTAATCTCGCATTGCCATTGGTATGTATACGGATGGCACTCTCCCAGGTCAACCTCAATCACTTTTCCGGTTCTCAATGTGACCACCAAATGGTCCCCTTCTTCAATCTTTTCATCCAATCCGCAAAACAGCTTGTGGCTATTATGAATGGATGGATTTGGTGCTCCGACAGCAGCCTGCCCGGAAGAACTGTACCGGCATGGCCGTCCCTTTGAAACCGGTACTGTTTCCTGCCTGGTTGCCCCATCCACCTCTGTTTCTTGCCACCTGTACACGTCCATTGTGGCGTCGTACATTGCCTCATACGGGTTATACATATCCTCTCAACCTCCTGTGCCTACGCAGGCCTTTCTTATCGCTCTCTGTTAGGCTATAAATGCTTGCCTTGGTATTGCCGTCCGTCTGGGACCATGTGATACTTCCGTCACCTTCCTTGATGCTGGCGACCTCAGGACGGTATCCCGTCCCATTGGCCGTCTCATAATCAATGATACCCTTGACTTTCTTGCGGATAATTGGCTCGATGATGTCAGGAATGCTCTTCTGGCCAAGATTGCAATAATCACAGACCAAAAGAATGACATCGGAAATGAGAATATCCCGTGTATCATCCTTAATGCCCAGATTGTTCTTAACTGCAATTTCCATTTCCGATATTGTCATTCCATTTGCTCCTATCCCAGTTTGTGTTTAAATGCTACAATCCGAATCTGCTTCGGCTCATAGACTGGATTCCAGTTTTTCGGGTCGGCCAGTTCAGTCCTGGACGGTCCCTCAGTTTTTGCGACAGAGGCACTGGTAAACGCGACGCCGCGCGGATGAAGTATACTGGTCCGTCTGTTAATCAGATAGTCCACGCCAGAGCCCTTACGCTTCGCACGGTCAGTCTCAGTCGGCACAAATCCTACCGGGTTACCATTACCTAAGGCCACGGCCCCATTGCCAAACAGGTATGTCGTATATACACCGCCTGCAACTGGGCATCCGTCATCCACAATGACACGCTTTCCCTGGTAGGTACCAAAGGCAACGTCATTAGATGGCTGTACCGTATCAATCAGGTTCTGCTTCTTCAAATACGCCTCCGTAGCGCTGTGCATGCAGATACCAGTCAGCTGCGCCTTGGCATCTCCGAGTTTCTGTTCCGCGTCAATGAATGCACCACCGCTCCAATTTGCCGCTGCTCCAGATTTTCCCGAGATATCCAGAAGGTTACTTTCCAGCCTGGTTTCTGCGGGCGGTGTATTAGACCCTCCCGCTGGTACGGTCCCGAAAATACCATTCAAGATTGCAATCAGCTCTTTCTGCGTATCTCTGGCCCAGAACTGCGCCACCAGCGTAGCAATAGCTGCCATAGGGTCTGAACCTGCCAATGCCGCAGACAAATCTGTAGCACTCCACATCTTAGCGCGCCGGATAATGGCTGCCACATCCTTGTTGGAAGAAATCTTATTGTCTGTCAGGTCTCCCCCCTCAATCACCTGCTCAGATTCCCCTGTCAAGTCCTCGAAGAATGGCATGTTGACAGTTGGAGCTGCCTGAGATGCAAGCGCGTCAAATTCGCTGTTATTCGCAATAATACCGCACTGCAAAAGTGCAGAAAGCTCCATTGTCCTGTTGATTACATAAGGATTAAAAAGTTCTGGGACAATAACGTCCTGTAAAGTTGTTCCTGGCATTTAATTCACCCTTTTCCTTTCATGCGTTAAATAGTTACGCCGGCAGCTGAGGCCAAAGCCTTCGCCTGCGCCGGATTTTCACGAAGCAGTTTTCCCTGCTCAGTGAGGTTAAAACTGTCTTTTGCAACCGGATTCTTGGAAGGAGGTGTCCCTCCGCCGGCCGGTCTGTAATCGGCCCCTGGTTCAGTCTTGAACAGGTGCGGGGATGACTCTTTCAGCGGCTTTACTACATCATCAATCCCAACCGGGTTCCCTTCCTTGTCAAACGCGAATTTATCAATCCCACCCTGTTTATAGATGATGTAATCCGCATCAACCACGCCCGCCTCTTTCAGCTTGTCTTTCAGGGCGTATTCCTTCCGGGTATTGGCTGCCGTTGCCTCCCGTATTGTTTCCTTATACTCCTTGACCTGCCTCTGAAGCTCCCCGTTGTCCGCATTGCTCTTTTTCAAGGTATCAATCGTGGTATTTGCCTCTTTCAGTTTCCCGTTTACCTCGTCAAACCGCTCCTTTGGTACAAACCCCTTAATGGTTTCATTCCAGATATCCATTACGGCCTGTGCCTGCTCCTCAGATAATCCTTTTGCTACTAATTCTTCTTTTTTCATGTATTTACTCCTTTCGATTCATCTCCACTTGTTATCCCGGTCGTGTCCGGTGATGTCTCCCTCTTTATCGCCTGGGATACCAGGAAGGCGAAAAAATAACACCCAGGATAATCCTGCGTGCTTATACCTCGGTTATAGTCTGTATTTCTCTTACCCTAATAGAAACGGCCTTCCCTTCCGGTGTATTGCATATAGCGAATCCAGGCTCCTCACAAACATCATTAGCCCACACAGCTAAATCATCTGGACTTTTTTCAGTCTCAACCGTGATTTCCCTGTTCCCTGACAATCCAATTTTGTATAACATAATCTCCCTCCAATCCTACATGCTGTTGTTTATCAATCTTCTATATACTCACCCAGGCCTACAATGTCCCCCTTCCTGCACGCCAAGCGCAAACCACTCTTGCAGGTTATCACAATATACTCATTTGACCCTAGTACTTCATTATCCAGAATCGCCATCATTTCTTCAAAGGAATTATCTACCTGCAAGGTATATCCATTGGAAATGAAAATCTCAAGTCTCTTGGTTTCGGAATGCAATCTTGTTCTATGCCTCCTTTATAAATCGCGTTTTCCACTCTTTATATGTCATATCTGCCGGAACATCATAAATCTTTCCGGTTCCCGGTTCCCTGGCCACACGGGCCATGTCCGTCAGGTCCATATCATCATAGTACGGTACGTCCGTACACCGGCAGAAACAATGGAATGGTGGCATGTTCTTCCCTGTGATAGCCTTTTCCACTTCATACACTTTTCCGTCTAAGTCCCCGCAGATATCGCATGTCTTGCTGTCCAATGTCGCCAATATCTGGTATTTCTCCACGCCATCTTCCTTGTACCCGGCATGCGTGGCTTCGTTTATCAAGAAAGAACTTTCTGTGTGGAGTAAACGATAGGCATCAAACTTCTTCGCGTTCATTTTCTTAGCAAAATCCGATGCCAACGTTTGAGGATTCTTCCCCTGCACCATCATAGTTGTAAGGGATTCCATCAACTGTGTTTGCAAATATTCCTTCTGTTTCCATAGCCGTGCTGAGAAATTAGCACCATTAAACGGATACTTCAGCAGCTCTTCCACAGCCGCAGGGTCAACTTGTGCGAATGCTGAATGAAAACCCTTGTGCTGGTCGATGTTGTACCATGTCCTATAATAGCTGTCGGCATATACCTCCTGCATCGTTTTCTCTCCGCTAGCCTGATAATCAATCGCATACAACTCGCGCAATAAGGCATCAATCTGCGCTTCCAGTGCCTGATATCGTGTAATCCTAGCCTTGATGGACATGTTGTTGACGGTCTGGTTATATTTCCCAATATTATCCATCGCAAGTGTTATAAAGTCTTTCAGTTCCCCCAGCTCTTCTTTACTAAGCCTTACTTGCGCCACTGAATAGGACAGCCCATTTTCTTCCGCGTACCGAAAGTAGAATGATTCTATGGCTTTCTGCAACTCGCGCCTTGTCTGGTTAAATGCCTTCTCCAGCTTAGTGAAATACTGGTTTACCTTCATTTCGCCGGCCTTATAGGTCTCAAGCTGCCGCTTTTCCCAATAATCCATCACTCATCACCGCCCTGCCATTCGCCATCCGGAGACTTTTGCGGAAACATATCGGATATTTCTTTTTTGCCATCTTCCTCCTGTTTTTGGAATACCTTCCAACTCCGTTCAAAATCCTCCACCCACGGATGTTTGCGCACAATATCCTCATCCGCAATCACACCCTTGCTCTGGGACGCAATCTGTGCCTCCTCCAGGTCGTTCTTGACACTGGTCCTGGTCCAAGTCTGGATGATGGTGTCATCCTTGATTGGTATGCCCATTACCCGGCAGGCACAACGGATGAACCGGCCAAAACCTATCTTAAATTCCGTCTCCATAAGCCCCGCCTTGAGTTCCAGTAGGGAATACAAAAAGCCCAGGGCCACGCCTGAACTGTTCCCAAAGTTCTGAGGGTCCGGGTCTATGCCCTGCCCCTGCTCAAAAATGCATTTCCGGGTCGTTGCCAACAATTCCTTTCGTGCTTCCACTGGAAGTTCTATGGTCAGCGTGGATACACCTGACTTATCTTCCGCCCCTTCGCTGTCTATTTGAATTGCCTTGTAGTCCTTAAGTTCCCGCAGAAACTGTCCTAAATCTTCCCCGCCGTAATTCGTAAGAACAAAAATGACTTCCTGAATATCTTCCAGGTCATTAACAAAACCGCTGAATACCCCGCAGTATACATCAATCAGGGGCTTGATATCGTCCAGATCGCCTGCTCCCGTGTTATTATTGAAGAATGAAAAAAATGGCACCTCTCCAATGTCGTGAGGAAATTGGCTGACCAGATTGGAATTACCATCCGCGTCAATCAATGTGAAGGAGTGGTATGGCATCAGTCCATCATCCACACTGCTTCCAGCCCGTACTGCATAAGCCTGGCATTCCCTGTCGTTCCAATATTCATATACATCCAGTTCTTCTCCTTCATCATTGATATCATGATAACAGCGGAGCACGCCCTTTAACTCTCTCTCCAGACTCTTGCCCCATACCGGTATGACTTCTTCCGGGGGAACCACTGCATACTTATATCCATTTGAGGCCTTATCCTTCCATAGGTGTATCCATCCTACCGATGCGTTAGAGGCATCCACACATAGGTCTTTACAGGTCTTTGCATATTTATCCCCCAGAAACGCGGTAAGGGCCTTATTGGCTGATTTGTCCCCAAGGTCGAACAATGGAGGAGCCGTAAACATGTAGGATGCCTTTTGGTTCACCAAGAGACCATGGAAGTTGAATGGGATCCGGTTGTCCGCATTACGGAGCGGGTTTTCCCCTGGGTCTGACTCCTTCTTTTTAAGCGGCTTCATCAAGATGTCCGTCTTGTTTCGGTAATACCGTTTCGCAGTCTCTGCTCGCATTAGGAAGTCTCCATGCCCTGCCATATGTTTCTTGATCAGTTTCTTTATCGCTTCAAGTTCCATGTTATTTATCACCTCTATTTCATAACTTTCATTCCACTACCCTTGAGGTCTGATACCTCATAATCATCCAGTCCGTACCAGATAGCGGATAGTGTATGGGGATCTATATTAAACTCATCCTCAATGATTTCCCCATCCTTATCCACGGCAAATGTCAATTCTTTCAGTTCATTGATGATGTTCTGACACCGCTCTGAGCATACAATACTCCTGAACCGCTTGACCTTTTTGGTGTACACCTTCCGGGACCCCTGGAACTTCTTGCAGGGCTTCATCCGGAATCCCTGTTGTTTGTAATATCGGATTGCCTTTGGTTCTGCGCAGTCAGCCTTGATAAGTATGCCCTTCCATTTCTCTATGTCCTGCGCAATCTCCGGGTCTGTCTTATCTCTGGAATAATATTCGTCATACAGATAAAGAATTTTATTATCGTGGTCTATCATCATTCGTACCACAGCATTGTAGGAGGTCACGAAACCAAAGTCCATTCCGTTCTTTTCAATCGGATTGGTAATCCCCTTTATGCATTCAGCAATTTCTCTTTCGGTACGTACTTCAAACTGCGGGAACACCAGCCTTCCGTTAATACCAAAGCGCCCTTTCCTGGCCACCCGGTACAAGTCTGGATCATGCTGCTGCAACTCGTCCAGCTGCTCGATGTAATCCGCCGGTACAAAGTAGTTGTCATCCACAGTGCTGTGGTGATAGTACGTATTCCCCACCACCATGATCCGTTTCTGGTACAACTCCTCATCGTCCAGCACCTTATAGCCGGTTGCCTTATCCTGAAAGAAATGCTTGTAGACCCAGTTGCTCTTACTGACCGGATTCGTGGACAGAATGATGTGGTTACTCTGCGTAGGATGCCGGAGACGTCCCAGAATCTCCTTGAATCCAGCATACTTAACTTCAGAGCACTCTTCAATCCAGACAATGCTGACACCATTCAGTGATTTCAATTTTGCAGGCTTATCCATTCCCTTGAAGATAATGATGCTACCATTACTAAATCGTATTTGCATGGGATGTGTAGTAAATGTGAGGTAATCCGTCACTCCCATAGCCTCTGCCACTTCTGTCAATAAGTCATAGCAGGAATCCCGTATGGTATCAAATACCTCCCGGACTACCAGGGCCTTCCGCTTCTCCTCCAGCAATTTCTTGATTAGTTTTACTGCGACATGATAACTCTTGGAGCTCCCGTATCCTCCCACGGTAAGGTATATTTTATGGTCCCAATCATCAACAAAATCAAAAAAATGGTCATTTAAGGCAAACTTGACATTACATTCCTCATCCATGGCTTTCACTCGCTTTTGTAAAAGTGATTCTGATTGGTTTGTCACTCTTATCCTCTACTTTGGCCTTTAATGCCGAAATCCTTGCTTTCTGTTCCTCTGTAGCCATATTCATGTGGTCTGTTAACCACTCAAGCGCCTTCATTGGGTCCGCCCTCTTTATGCTGGCCCCATCTTTTCCTTGCTTAACTTCTGTTATCAGAGTGCCATCCACCTTGGACGATTCCCGGAATCGAACACTATTAATCTCCTTCATCAGCGGAACCTGCGCTCCAGTGCCAGGGTCCTTTATTTTTACCGGACCATACATGCTCATAACCGGTACTTTTTCGCGCCCAAATTCTACGAAGTCTGTCATGTCTGCAAATGCAATATCCATATACCTCTGGAAAATGTCTGACTCGTCCAACAGCTCCCTATTCATACGGTTCTGTTTGAGCCGGTTGACCTCCTCCCGCACTCCATCATTTTCCAACAGCCTGTATCCAATTGATGCGGCTGTATTATAATCAACCTCGTAGGCTTTCTGGTACGCTTTGGTCGCGTTAAAGCAACGAACATAGTACAAGCAAAAAAGTCTCTGCTTATCGGTCAAATCCGGATTTTCCATCACTTGTTTGACCTCTTTCGAAACCATCTTCTTTTTCTCGTTCCGAACGTTCGCTTTTTTTTCCGAGCGCCCATTATTTTTTTCCGAACGCTCGCTATCCCATTTGTAAGTGCATTTCCATCTTCTGACTGTCCCTTCCGGCAGATTTAGTTGACTTGCAATCTGAACCAATTTCTGGCCGGACAGGTACATGACCTTTGCCTGTTCAATTCTTTCATCCGGCGCCCTGGCCATATTGTTTCACCTCATTTCATAATCGTTCTTTGCGAAAAAACTCCAGACTGTTTCCAGCCCGGAGTTTTCTAAAAAGGATATAATGTCAAAGTTTTCTGTTTGAATAGCGAGGGACGGATTTGACCCGCCGACCTATGGCTTATGAGGCCATTGAGCTGCCAGACTGCTCTACCCCGCATCAATACCGGCTCGTCACCGGTATGCTCCAACTCACGCCGCGGTTGGCTTACGGATACCTTGCACCAGTATGGTATCAACTGGGAGCTGCTCTCTATCCGATTTGCGAAGCTATGAAGAGGCAGGAGAACGTCAGCTTCTAATTAGCCACCAGGGTATGGCACCTGGCGGCCGTTATTTGTGGGGAGGATGCAAAATCAATCAGCTTTCCGCTTCATCCAATTCTGCATATTACAATTATAAATCGTCCAAAAGGACTTATCAAGGACATCATTTTGACGCAGTTTGTCAAGCCCTTAATCAAGCATAATTGCATCCGCTCCAAACAGATATATGCTCAGTATCCCAGTGAGCTCCGTCACCCACCGTCTTGCCGTTCTATCTGAACAATTCAAAAGCTCTCCAATTTCGTTAGGCTCCATACCATCAAAGTACCTATACTTAAAAGCCAGATACTTCTCATGCGTATTCTTCCGACACTCCTCATCCTCCAGGAGCTTCAAACACTTGTCTATGTGTCCTATCATGACAATACTCCGGAGCTTGCTCTTGATGATACTGTTGATAAAGATATCTTCCTCTGTGAACTCCTCCAGTTCATCGCCATTATCCATGTCGGACAGTTCTGCCACTCCCTCCTCCACGTTCTGACAGATGCGGTTATAATTCTCCATCAGCTTCTTGGTGTTCTGGAATACCTTTATTCTCTTTTCCCTCCGGAGTTGCTTCTCATGCTCCTTAAGAGCTTCCTTTGCGGCCAGCCTGGCCACTTCCTCCAATGCTTCCGTCTGTTTCACCGGCATCACCTCCTCGTTTTCAAAAACTTCTGCCTCTCCTCATCCCATTCCTCTGCCAAGGCGGAATCTATCGGCTCATCCACCCGCTCAAACTGATATCGTTTACAATATGCCTTCCCGGTCCTGGCATAATGGGCTATCGTATGACTGTGCTTGATACCCAGCATAAGGGCCAGAGCTGCTATTGGATATCGTCCGGCATATTCTCCCTCGTCGTATAGGTCATACATTGCGGTTTCTCTCATTCTCCACTCCTTCTGCCGGTTATGATGCATACCGGTCATACTCATACTGTATCTTGCTCATATGGTTTTTTGCATATATTCGTGTTGTTTCGATGGACGCGTGGCCCATCAGGTCGCACAAGGATTCCAGCGGCATCCCCTTGTTTAGTGCATGTGTGGCAAATGTATGGCGCAGAAGATGCGGAAATACCCTCTTTTCAATCCCGGCCCGCTTTGAAATCTCCCTGATGATATTCTCTATGGCATTCTTCTTGATTCCCTGATGAGGAGCTTTGACGGAGATTACCACCGGCCCCTCCCGCCTTCCATTCAGGTACTTTTCCAGGTAAACCAGTAAACGGTCGGAGAAAAATACAGGCCTCTCTTTTTTTCCTTTTCCCAGTACAATCACTGTCTTTTGCTTCATGTCAATGTTTTCCACCCTCATGCCGGCCACTTCTGATACCCGGCATCCGGATGCCAGGAATAGCTCAAGCACCACATTATCCCGCAGGTTTTCTCCGCACGCAACTCTCATACGCTCCACTTCCTTTTGCGTCAATGCTTCCCGGACCTGCGCTGTATACTTAATCGTATCCACCGTGGCCATGGGGTTTTTTATTATGTATCCGCGCTTATGTAAAAACGTAAAGAATGAGCTGGCTATCAGGCGCTTATGATTCTTGGTGCTATCTGATATTCCATTTGTCTCCGCATAAAAGTTCAGGAAGTTCATGATGTCGAAGTCCTGAATCTTGTCCACAGGTTTCCCCAGATAGCACAGCATATCTCCCAAGAATTTGCTGTATTGGTCAATAGTGCTCTTTGCTTTATTATCAAACCGCAGCTTTGCGATGTATATTTCCAGTTCAGGAAATCTCAGTACTCCTGTGCTTAACTGTGTATTGCGTTTAGCCACTTCGTAGTCGCTTAATACGGATGCAAGGGCCGTATCAATCATCTGCAATACCGTTGTGTCCACATTGTTCGACAGCTTTGCTATCAATTCGTCTTTTAACTTATTTTCATCCATTTGTAACTCACCTCGTTCAATATATGCCCCGAGTTTTTTCTTCGGCGGCTCCCCCTCTGCCGGGGAGCCATGTATTCCCTCGTTGTCTCTGTGTAAGCTAAATGTTATCTTACAGTTACAGTCTCAGTGCAAGCTGGGCATTTAATACGTTTTTCCCATTCATTCCAGTCTACCTGATAAGTTTCCAAATCATTATTGTCAAACTCCAATACTGCTCCACAGTGATTGCATGTTACTCGGCGCTTCTGGCCATACTTAATTACTTTCACCATCTCTTTCACCTCAAAATGCTAATTTAGCGTATTATAACGCTCTGCCCCTCTTTGTCCGTAATATCCACTGAAATCGTCATTCTTCCGAACGTGCCCATTACCCTGTCTCTGATTTCTTCACGGACAATACTTCTTGCGCTTTTATCTATGCACTGTTCAATTTTATTTGATATAGCATCACTTGTATTTGTCTCATGCAGCGCTTGAAATATTGCCCTTTTAAGTTCTTCTTGTAGAACCTCTTTAACCATATCCTTTAACGTGTTTTTATTGATTCCTGCTTCATTAAGCATCTGCCTTACTTCCTGCCTAATGGCAATCTGTTCTACAGTCATATACTTTTCCTTTCCGGCAATCGCCTAAATATCAGTTCGGTTGATTAGATACTATCCTGTGCGTTGCAACATCCATATCCTTAATCATATCTAATAGTGGCCGCTCTGTCTCACTTTTCGCTATCGCTTTCCAGCGATATGTATGTACCGGTTGTGAGCAATTTCCTAAAATATTTGGCATTACATAGCTTTCTTTTCTCTCCAAGAAAAACATCTCTTACCTCCGCTAAATGTTAATACTGCTGATATCAGCTTAGTCTCAAAGAACAGCACTCAAATCCAGTTCAATACCTTCCATCACTGCTCTGGCTTCAAGGACCGCGATATAATCTGTCATTGCTTTTACCTGCATATTGTATGTGCTTCTAGGGCAAGTAGGAACAAACCCAAGCTCTATTCCCCTGTCCCATTTATTCAGCATATTAGCCAATCCTCTGTATCTGATAACTAGCTGCTGATACTCTGCAATAAATCTCTTTTTGTAATCTGCACTATTCATTCCTTCTACTGTATCCGCTAATTTCATCATGTATTCCTCTTTCTCCGACACTCAGCAGTCGGCTGCTAATATTAATTTTCTACATCCGTATACCATCCACATTCTTTTCCAAGGCAGTATTCGTCGTCCTCGTCCTCACGGATACAAGGACAGTAATCCGTTTCTGCTATTTTCTCATCTGTGGCAATACACGTTCCTCCAATTTCTCCGTTTTTCATGTTTTTCACCATTCCTTTCGCTTCGCTCAAGGCACAAATAAGTCATGAAAAAGCTTGTTGTGTCTCTCCTCTAATTTGTTTATAATAAATCTTGAAACAGCAATACACTACAGAGCACGGGAGGAGGAGTGGCGAACTTTGTTTCGACCCCGTATGTTTATATGTGCCGTCATCCTTTCAAGCACAAACAAGTGGGACTTTGAGCCCGGACTCTTATCATTGGTATAAACCATGGTTTATTTAGTCACAGGATGACAGTCAATGTTGCTGTTTTTAATATTACTTTTTTTCGGGAGCCGTTTGACTCCCTATTTGTGTTTGCTTAAATGGTGTTTTTGCTTTAATTTATTTTTCACTCTTCACCTCTTCTCGCTTAAATGCTAATTTATTTAGTTAAGAAATCCATGCTTCCTGCGGCAACGTATCCGTGTACCGCTTCCAGTCCTGGGATTCTTTGCTATATTTATGTTGGGCATACACATTTGCGGTTACTGCCTCATACAGCTTTTCAATTTCCTTTACTGCCTGAAGGTATCCTGTATTCTGGTCCCGGAGAATATCTATAGCTGCTTTAAGGCTATCATACCTATTGCGTAATCCAATATAAGCATGATAAACTTTAAAACTCTGCCTTGCCGCTGCAATAAGTTCATCCTTTGTCATTTGCTTCAGCTTTTTCCTTGCTTCATCCTCAGCCCAGGCATCTGTGCAGGAAATGCCAAAATAATCCTGCTCCCATGAATCCCAGCCTAATAGGCCGCCGCCTGATTCCCCTGCGCCTATTGCCACAAAGAACAAGTCAAAACAGCTCGGCACCCACTCTTCCTCTAAGTCCATTCGCATCTGCTCGCACTCTGCGCACAAATATCCAAAAGCCATTTTAAATTCATAGGCTTCATCTTCGTCCCCAGCAAGCGCATTTATAAGAGAGTCTCTCCCATCATCCGAATCTGTGTACCATCTGACACTTTCGCATTCTTCCAGAATATCCCACAAATCTTGTTTGATGCTATATAAATTCAGATTTTTAACAATCGGCTTTTTATACCGTAACTGTTTCGCCTTTAACCTTTTTGCTTCTTCCGCACTTAACACAAAGGGTCACTTCCTTTCTATGCAAAATTTCGATTTAGTGGATGTGCGCCAGACTGGACCCCCTGGCTGTATGGTCCTCCATTATCTCTCCATAGGCACATCCGCTGCTGGTCTTACTGGTTGTGCATACACCAGAGCCATGCCAGCTATCTTTACGCAGTCTCGGTCCTGCGAATCAGGTCCCGGTATGCGCTGCTGTGTTATAAACTACGATTAAAAACTTGCCGGTACTGGCTCCCAGCTTTGGCTTTGGACCAATCAACGGCCCCGGCTGCCGTCCAACTTTGGCATGGCGCTCCCGTTGCTTTCTCGGCGCGTTATCAGCTCACCCTCTTTTTTATTGTCTATCTGGTTTTTGCTCCAGAGATTTTTTACAAGGTCCCTCGTTCGTCCTTGCACCGTATAGCCGATATGCCAGCTTAACGATTTGGTTGACAAAAACATGTAAAATCTGTAAAACACGCTCATGTTAAGCAAATGTTAATATCGCTGCCCTCTTTTATCATACCGGCATCTGGTATGGACATGGGCTGCCAAGGTAACACCGGTCCACAAATGCCTCTGCCTCTCCGCTCTCCAGAGCCTTAATAGCCATCTCGTAAGCCTGTATCTGCTTCTCCGCCTCTGCTATAAAACCTATCTTGTCAGGTATCGTGTTTTCGATAATTCCGGTGCGTACCATTTGCTCCCATCCCTTATCTGTGGTTTGGTAGCGGTATGTATTAATGTGTTCCTGCAATATCGCAATTGCTCCCTGTCTATCTATCATTCCTCTGCCTCCTGATGCATTTCGTCGTATTGGTACTGTAAGCGGCACTCTTTGCAGGTTTCGCAAGGTTCTCCATCTCCACCCATGGTTCTTAATCCGGCACATAAGCCTTCTTCCATTTCTGTATATTCAAAACGTTCGGTCATATAGCAATGAGCAATCCCATCTTCAATCCTTTTTTTATCTGTCTTTATCTTTTTGTATGCCCAATCCAAAAGCATGAGCAAATCCGCTCTAGTTGTCGCATTATGAGTTTCCAGACTTAACTCCTTCTCTATCAAACCCATCTTTTTTTCGTACGGCAACCATTCAAATCTTTCTTTGTCATACTTCATCCCTCTGCCTCCTTATATGGCTCCGGCAATGGCATCCAGGCCAGCACGTCCAGTTTTTCCCACCCATCAGTAAATGATGCTCCGTTCCAAAATGCTCTAATCACACAGTCTGTACTTTTGACAGACACTAAATATAACTCTAACGGCTTGTTGTCATATATCGGATTTTCTTTCGGTTTTTCCGGCAGCTGCTCCTTCACTGGAATCCACTTATGTCTCAGTCCTTCTATTTCCTTCGGATTCATACCAGTATTCTCATAGTCCATAAGTGCTTCCCTTAGGTCTGCCATTGCCCACATAAGGCGGTATACCAATGCGGTGCGCCCATCTGGGTCATTAATGCCATATTGCAGGTCGTCCATGAGGATATCAGCCAATGCTTCATTGTCCTCCGGCAGTTTGCTTACCCCCTCTGCCTCGCTGAATCTGCGGATGAAGTCCCGCAAATCCATGTCCGAATCATAATCCCTGTACCATGCCCACCCATCCTTTGCGTACATGCAATTATGTGCCAGCTCTACCATGTTCATTTCGCCGGTCGGCTTTTCTATTGTCATTCTTTTCATCCCTCTGCCTCCTCCGGCTTACTACACCGCTCAAACTCTATTACCCATACCCAGGGATTGGCGGTCCAACCATAACGGTCAATATTTAACTTATCAACCGTAGAATTCCATAGTTGCGAAAATGCATATTGTTGTTCCTGCCCATTCAATACATGAGGATGTTCTGTTTTAATCCCTTCCTTTTCTATTTGGTCGAGTGTTATCTTCTGCAACCTCTCCACCCTCACATCTGTCACTTTTAGCCAGATACGAGCTGCTTCCTTTGGCATATGGATTGATGGGTGCCACTTATGCATTGACGGCGGAAACGTATCATCTTCTGTGGTTCCGTAGTCTGTGCGATATACAAAGCATCCTGGTGCTCCTTTATATGTATCCGGCGCCGGAGTATTACACGCATTTGCACATCTTGTACAAGGATTAAATCCCCATGTTTCCCGAACATATAGAATGTCACCAGCGCCATATGGAGCGTGTATCCAGGAGCCTCCTCGCATCGGTATTACACCATAGCCGCATTGACGACAAGCCCACTCATTACCTCCCATATCCCAGAATCCCTTTTCGTGGCTACACTCACTTTCTGTTCCTTCTAAGGACATTTCAAATTGCGGCTTAATCACTCTCCTGGTAACTGTCTTACGCCCTTCCAGGATTGCCCGAACCATGTCGCTGTTAAATAATATCGGTCTTGCCATGACCTGCTCCTCCATCCGAAAATAGTTAATACTTATCATCGTCAACCAACACCTTACAATCTTCCCACTCGGCTCCGCACCGGGCGCATACCAGAAAATCCGGTTCGTCTGCACACGGAACCCCTCTGGTGCAATCGCAATATTTGCATTCCCAGTGGGTGCCTGGCGGCTTTTTTATAAAGCCATTCTGCACGGCGCAGCCCCGGCATATGTTCAGCTCAGTTCCATTTTTCCTGTTTTTGATTTTGACAGTCTTGGATGTGCAGCAATCACACATATCACATTTCATTGCCTTCTCCTCCCTTCAGTTTCAGCACTGATACTTCATAGGCAGTGCGTATCTCTGTTTCTGTCTCGCTGAGTTTTTTGATGTATTCGCGGCTTTGTACGCGTCCCCATATCTCTATCCTGTTTCCTACCTCGAATCCGGATGCACGGCGTGCATTGCGGCCCCAGCAGATACAGGGGATATAGTCCGATTTACCATATGGGCGGTTTACTGCCAGAAGGATGTCCGCGATTTCCTTTCCAAGCGGGGTTTTTCTGTAGACAGGCGGCTTGCAGATATAACCGTCCAGGAATATCTGGTTATTTTTTGTGTAATCCGTTGGAGTGGGCAGATCCAGATGAATCTCTCTTACAAACACAGACAGCTTCAGCCGGCTTCTGAATCCTTCGCTCTGGTTGTAGGAGCGGAACTGGCCTGTGTACTCCACAGTATGGCCGGTATAGTCTTTATGCACATCTATCAGGTTTTCAGATACCATCAATGGAATGATGTCCACCTGTCCGCTGAGCCGGTTGACAGCCACATCCACCATATAAAATCCTTCTCCGAACACTTTGTGGCTGAAGGTAAATCCAGAAGCAATCTCACCCATCATGTTTACCTTGTTGTTTTCTGTTTTATTTAACATATTGTTTTTCCTCCGTGTTATTTTCCCAATCACCTGCCAGCCAATCCATTACATTATCGGATATGCCTAATATTAATTCTCTTTTATCATCTACCGATATGGCCTTAATAATGTCGGATTGCTGCAGATACTCAACAATGCAGAATGCAATCATTACAGACAGCTCCACATCGCCCGATTCCCGTATATGCTCACTCACTGTCATTTTTTCCCTCTTTATCTAACTGAACGGCAGACCCTCATCCTCTATGCCATCCGGAATGCTCATAAATCCATCCCCGATGTCCGTGCCCTGGACCTGCCGCTGTTCCGGGCCTCTGCCCGACGCTCCCTTGCTGTCCGCGAACTCCTGATCATCCAGAATGATCTCCGTTGTGTATACCTTCCGGCCCTCCTGGTTCACATAGCTTCCCGTCTGTATCCTGCCCGATACAAGCACCCGCATTCCCTGGCGGAAATACTTCTCGGCAAACTCGGCGGCCCGGTCAAACGCGACACAATTGATAAAATCGGCTGTCTGCTGGTCTGAAGCGCTGTCCTGGTTCCTGCGACCCCTCCTGTCCACCGCAAGGGTGTACCTTGCAATGGCCATGGAGCGTTCTCCCTGAGTGTACCTTATATCCGGATCCCTGGTCAGCCTTCCCATCAATATGACTCTGTTCATCTTCTCCTCCTGTTCTTCTTCGGTCCAAAAATGTACTCATATTCTGATATGTAGCCGGCCATGGTCTTAAAGACTGTCTTATACCAGTACATCCCCTGCTTGTCCCTGTACAGCAGGTAGGTCCGGTCTCCCGACCGTTCCTTTCCGATGTATTCCGCCGGTCCGGCCTCTGCCGGCATGCTCTCTATGGACATAGCGGTTTTCATAGCCTCTGCTGTATCATCCTGCTCCTCCAATCCTTACCACCTTCCAAAAGTCCCCGGCAGGGAATTCATAGTCATCGTTAATCGTGTAAATGATTTCCCCTCTTACCCGGCTTAAGGATATTTTCTCAATCTTAAGCTTGTAGTCCTTTTTCGGGCAGTTGTCCGGGTTGTCTATATCCGGGCATATCTCATATGGATCCGGCTCATCGCACTCCCAGCACTGTATCCGGTCCCGGAAGCGTATGGTCCTTCCAAGCAGTTCCTCACATCTCATCGTCCGCGAGGAAACGGAATCCATCTGCTTCCGGCCCGGATACGCTTTCCTCCTGCTCATTCTCTTCGTCAAGATAATAGCGCCCAAATATATTAAAAAATTCCTGTCTTGTGTGTGTCCGCTCAAATGCGGCCTGCCCGATTTTATGCAGCTCCTCCGCCTTTTTCGCATCCGCATGCACCCCTTTCCTGTTGTCCGTGTGGCAGGTTTTGCACAGGTGGACGGTCAGGCCATACTTTTCTGACCACTTCCTGTTTGCCCCGCCGAATATATGATGCTTTTCCAATGGCCCTCAGCGGCCGCACAAGAAGCATTGAGTGGTGGGTTCTGTTTCAATTACACTCTTCATCCTGCACTATCTCCTTCATGATTTCTCCCAGGCGCGCAATGTTCCTTTGGGTCTCCCGGGCATATTCCATGGTTCCGGTCCGCATCCACTGCATGACCTCCTCTGCCAGCCGGCATCCTTCGTCCCGAAGCCCTCCCTTCGGCTCCGTTACCTGGGTGCCATTGTGGCAGGTGATGTATTTATCCGGTACGACTCCCGGATAATCCTCCAGCTCCATCTGCACGGCTGGCTGTGGACTCGCCGGTACATCCTCCTGCGGCTCCGGCATCGGGAATGCACCTGTCTCCTGGGGTTCCTGGGCTGGTTCTTCCCTCGGTGCCTCTTTCGGCTCCGGTGCTGCCTGGGTTTCCGGTTGTACCGGTGCAACTGCCTGCTTTTGGGCTGTTGCTTCCCTCTCTTGGCGTTCCTTGTCTTTCTGGGCTCTCTGCACCTCTGCCCGGCGGGCCTTCTCCTTTTCTTCGTCCTCCTGCGCTTTCCGCTTTTCCTCCGCCTTTCTCTCTGCTTCGGCCTCCCTCTGCCTCCGGGCTTCCTTTTCCTCCTCTGCCGGCGGATAAGGCTCCTCATACAGCGCACCCCAGCATGTCTCCGGGTCCGTATCCATGATTAGTCTGTGGAGGATATCCTTCAGGTCCTTCCAGTCATATTCTTCCTTTTCGTTCGTCCTGACGTTCATCAGGTTCAGGGGCTGGTTCTTTCCGGATATGGTCAGCATCATTTTCCCCGTCCCCTGTATCCTGGCCATGTGTACGGCGTATCCGGATGGAGCAAGCAGGTCCATCAGATATCCTGTCATCTGCTCCCCGTCCAGTTTCACGGCTGCGCAGAACCCTTCCAGCGATTTTGGATTGTCATGTATGTATTGATGTGCGAAACGTTTCAGGCTGCTGTCCATGGCCTCCTGGGCCTCGTTTGGCTCCTCCATCATGACCTCAAGGTCCGTTACGTTCTGTTCCTCCTGGATTTCCCGTTTGATGTCCTGGATGTCCGACCGGGACAGTTTAGGGGAAAGGATCTCAATCACTTCCGCCGGCAGGGTCAGCATTTCTCCCAGCTTTGCCACCCCGAACCCCCGGAACCTCTCCTGGAGCTGGTCCGAATATCCATCAACAGAAAATCTTTGATTGATTTTTATAAACCGCGAGGTCTGGCTTTTGTCCAGCCGGTACTCATTCCAGGCAAATTCCTCCATGGTGGCGTATCCGGATTCCTTCAGGATGTCCGTATCCTTTGCCACCCGGAGCATGTATCCGATCCGGACGAACCCTAATTCTGTCCGCCTTACCTCTGCGTCGAATGCTTCTTTGTACGTCTCATAGCTCGCAAACGTTCCGCTTTTTAATATTTCATCCATCTATACGGCCTCCATAAAATCTTCCTCCAGGCCCTTTAACACCCTGGTATTGTTCTTTTCTTTCAGTTCGTCGATGTTCTTCTGCCGCTTGATTTCGCTTTCTCTGGCCAGTCTGTGGTCCTCCTCCGTCAGGCGCTTCCGGATAACCTTCTGCCATTCCCTCAAAAATCCTCTAATCTCTTCAATGCCCGGCTCCTCGTCAAAATGAGACCGGTGCTGCCGGATGGTTCCGCCCGGCTCCACCTCGATGGTGTAGTATGGCACCTCCGGTTCAGTTCTCCTTCGAAGGAAACAGATATAGGTCTCCCTGTGCATGATGCGCTCGTAGTATCTCTCGCTGGATCCTGCGCAGTGATGCAGGGCATTTCCCTCTGCTGCAATGTCAATCAGGCGCCGCGGTACAATCATCATGTAATCCTCATTTTGGTATTCATATTTGTCCCGGATTTCCTCCAGGACCGCCTCTGCCCCCGGATACTTCTCTCCCATCTTCCTGGCCACTTCTTCATTGGCCTCCTTGTCCCTCTCCAGCTGCTCCAGCATTCTCTGTTTCCGGATTTCCTCCACCGCCTCGTCGTGACGGCGTTTCAGCTCTCTGGGCCGGTACACCATCTCGTCTGATATATTTTTCTTTATCTGTTTGCACATGTTCAGGTAATCCGCCCACTGTTCCAGTACTGCCCTGGTGGTTTTTCCTGCGTACCCCTCTGCCTGCTGGCGTTTCACGTAATTCATAATCTGTCTGAGTGTCATGTGGTCCCAGATGAATCCAAGGCTCATTGTCCCCACGCCCTCTGATGTAAGCCACTCCATTGTTTCCCGGTCAATCTTCGTCCCTGTTTTTTCGGACCATCTCATCCACCTCAGGGTATCCTCCCCACCATCGCACTCACGGATGCGGTTGATTATCTGCCGGTCTGAAATCCCGAATACCTCTTCTATGGTTTCTCCGTCCTTATATAATGGTCCGTTGTACCCGCAGTTCCATAGGTTTATTTCACTGGCCGTCTCCTGCAGCATCCGGTTAAACCGGCCCTTAAAGAGATACTCCACCACATGTATCATACCGTTATCACTTTGCGTAGCCATCAGGCGGTTATAGTCCAGTTTCTTTCCAGCCTCTGCCAGCTGGTGGAATATCCTCTTCCATGCCTCATAGCAGGTTCCCTCCAATGCAGCCTCAATCCCTTCCGGATACAGGTATTCCTCGGTCATTCTTCGATTGGCCGGGTTTTTAAGGTCAAAACATCCTCGTTCGTCCCAAGGATTATTCCAGTCGATACTCCAGTCGAACTGGTTATAGTAAATGTCACATGCACGTTTCTTGTGATTTCTTAACAGGATGATGCGTACAGCTTCCGATATTTCAACCCTGCGTTTCTGTCCTTCCCATGTGATTCTTGCGTCGAAATGTCTCGCCACACTCCTTTCGTTGTCCATGTCCTGCATGACGGCGGCGTTCGTCTTTAGCTGTATGGCATGGGTGCGTGTTTTTGCCTGTATGGTTTTACCGCAGCAGGGGCAGGTTATCCGGTCATTGTGCCTTGCCTTTTTCCCGTCCGGCCTCTTAAATTTCCTGGCGCTTCCAGCCTTCCCACAGGCTGTGCAGCTCCATTGTTCGGAATCTTTGTCATAAAAGGCAAAGTCCTGGTTCCCCGATGCCGTCTTGACAATCCATTCGTTAAAATCTTCCGGAAGAGGAGGGATTTTGTTCATCAGGTTCCGGATGCGCTCCAGGCGGCGGCTCTCCTTTGACTTCCTCTGGTTGCTGTTGTAATCATTCTCCTTGTACCTGATGCGGGCCAGCGGTTTCATTGCGCTGAATCTCCCCGGAAGCAGCTCCTTTATCAATTTCTTATCCGCTTCAGAATTGATTGGTATGTTCCCGTCCAGGTCGTAATACCAGTAATGCGTCGCATCGTAATCGCACAAGGTCTGGAGCATTGTCTGCCTCCATATGCCGGTCTGGATATAATAGGCCTCGTATTCCCCTGTTATGGTGTTCATGCAGTACCGGCCAATCAGCTCTCTGTCCTTCCAGTAATTCAGTATCAGGATTTCCTCTGTGGCCTGAGCGGTCAACACCGCCCCGTCCTGGTCCGGCAGCACCGGCTCTGTTTTTAATACGCTGCTCCGCTTCATCCCTCTGCCTCCTTCGGTTCCCTGCCTTCCAGGGTGTACCATGTATTCGGTTTTATGTTTCCGTTTACTTCAAACAGCCTTGCCTCCTCTATCCCGCCGTTTACTTCCCGGATTAATCCCAGGACACTGCCGACTGCTCCCCTGACTTTGGGATGCGGTCCTCTGGCAATTGCCATGCTTCCCTCGTTCCGTGCCTCTGCCTTATCCTTCCTGACGCTGCAGCACTGCATGTTCACCTCCCACTCCCGGAGCGGATGCTTAACCATATACATCATGGCACGGCCTGCCAGCTCCTTGAGGGACAGCTCCTTTAACAGGGTGATTTCCGTGCAGGCAAGCTGGGTATCGGTTCCTCCCAGTTCGTCCAGGCTCCCGGATGCCTCTACCAGGAAATACCGGTTTCCGCATCCAAGCGGATACCACCGCAGGCACTCTAACGGGTACTCGGCACAGTGGGCGCCTGAATTCTGGCATTTGGATTTACTTTCCTTTATGGTCTTTCCTATTTCGTACTGGAACCTTCCCTTTCCGCAGGTGCAGGTCAGGTCCGCGTTGAATCCTTTGTATGCAAGCATCTTACTGCTCCTTTCCCAGATAATATTCTGTGATGATTTTCTTGGCGCGTCCCATCCCGGGTATTCCCAGCGTTACCTTGTAATTGATTCTGACCAACTTTAGGATTTCGCTGTCTACCGGCCGTTGGTTTTTCATGCTCCATTCCAGCAGGGCGGCAATACAGCCCTTGAGGCTCTTGCCTTTCCGCCTGACGGCCACGGCCATCTCCGGGTCCTCCGCGCATCTCAGCTTGATGTACTGCAGCCAGTCCTCCATGATTTCGTATGGCTTTAGTTCTTTTGCCTCGATGTCCAGTTTCCCGTAGGCGGCCATGAGCGGGGTTACAAAGGCCGCCACGCAGCCGTCTATAAAGTCCATGGCATCCTCCCTGTCTATCCCGTTTTCCTCCGCGATGGCAAGAATAGCCTCGTTGTCTCCTTCCTTCCTCTGCGCCGCTGCTGCCCGGTTCATTTCATCCGCACTGTCAAATTCTCCAAATTTATCAAACATTCCGTTTCGCCTCCTCTATGTAAATTTCTCTTACCGTACTGGCGGAGATTCCCACTAAGCAGGATATCTGCGCATAGGTCATCCCCTTGTTCCTGAATGTCATAATTCGGCCCGCGTATTCCCTCCTGTTTATTCTGCGGCGGCCTGGGGCTTTTTCTCCTTTAGGTCCGCTGTCGTTGGAGCATGGTATCCCCATTTCCTTGCGCATTGACCGTATTTCCCGCTCCAGCTGCTTCTGTGTCATACGGTTTAGCCGGATGGCCTCGCCCCATGTCATACTTGTCTCATATACATTTCCTCTTACCCCGTGATAGGCCATGGTTACGATGTGCTCATACGGTTTGATGACTGACATCTTTTCCAGGATGGCTTCCTCATCACCCTTCCGGCGCGGCCTGTAGCAGTACAGCCTGTCCCCTTCCTTTATCCGGCGTTTAAATGCCTCAGCTTCGAGCGGTTCAATGCCGCCTTTCACTTTGTCGTTTCCGGGCTTTCCCCCAGTATTTACTCGGTCTTTCCGGGATTCTTCCTGGTATTTTTTCACGTTATCACCCTTTCCTAAATTCTGATTGCATCCATTGCCTGTATTCGTGGTGTTCGTCCGTAAACAGGTACCGGTGCGGGTCCAGCTCCTGAAGGATTTTTTCCCAAAGGTCCGCGTTCTTTAC